TGAAATTGTTACCAAATGTGGTGACCTTTAACTCCGATTCGCCAGAAGTACCCTTTGTACAAGGTGAGGCATCTATCGGGATGTTATGGAACGGTTCAGCTTATTTAGCCCACAAAGAAAATCCGAGTCTCCGATTTGTTTATCCAAAAGAAGGCGCAATTTTCTGGATGGATAACTACGCGATTCCAAAAGGTGCCAAAAATACAGAGGGTGCTTATAAATTTATCGACTTCTTACTTCGCCCTGAAAATGCGAAATTAGTGGTTGAAAAAATGGGCTTCTCTATGCCAAATGAAGGTGTGAAAGCGTTACTTTCACCAGAAATGGCGAATAACCCAACCTTGTTCCCATCTGCTGAACACATTGAAAAAGGCATTATGCAAGGTGATGTTGGAGAAGCAGTGGACATTTACGAAAAATATTGGAATAAATTAAAAACCAATTAATAAGACGTTGATGAAAAGTGCGGTGAATTTGACCGCTGTAGCCGCTCGCGAATTTTGGGAAACGTAACCGCTAAAAGTGAGAATTCGGAAAAATCCGTCATTTCCCATTTTAAGCGGTTTTGTTAAAATACCGCCTGCCTCGCGAGGTAGGCGGCATATAGCTATATGCAGGCTCATTCTGCTTAGCTGGCATTATCCGTGTTCCCGCACAGATAGTGTCGCCGTCTTTATTCCTGAACTACATCTAAATCACTTGTACAATCTGCATAAAACGTACCATCCGCATTATGCCAGTGGCTAGGTGGTAACTCATCACCGTTATGCTCAACGATTAATAATTTACCAAATGGGCTCTCATAGACGATAGTGCCAGCATTGCCGTTACGTAATTTTATTTTGTTACCAATTTTCATACTGTTATCCTTTTTTAAAAATTGCTGCCAGTTGATTTGGGCTAAAACGCCAACCTTCATCACTGTTATAAATTGCGTTAAAGCACCATTCTGAGCAAAAATATTTGCTTCGTTTTTGCTTAATCCCAAGAACAACTCCTAGCGCGCCCCACCAGTCATATTTAGCGCCTGCTGTGCGGTTGAAATAAGATTTAATCTGCGCCTCTGTTACATTCTCAAGGCAAATCAAATCCCACTTGTCCGCGTCAGGCAAATCAATCTGCTTACATCGAACGCCACCATCGCGCACTGACGCGGAATAACAATCAAACATGACTCGATGCTCGTAATGGTCACCTTGAGTAAATTCCAGCCGCTCAACAGCTATCTCGCAGTGTGAGTATTGGCCTTTTGTAAAAAAGCGTGTCACTGCATCGGCTAGGGCTTTGAAAGGCTCTTTTAAGAAGCTACGTTTATGCTTATAAAAAGCGAGATAGACACGGTTAGCCATTGTTATAAGCCTCCATCAAGTGATCCATTTGTTTAATAATGTCGTCATAAGTTGCCTGCATTTGCTCAAGTGTGAGATTAGGTGCTTTGAGCTCATACTTGCGCATGCGTTGGTTAGCAAGCTCCATTTGTAGTTTTTCCAATCCTGCTGCTTGCACCAAAATCAAATCTGTTGCCGCTTTGTTGTTTAAACCTGCGCGTTTGGCAAAATCTGTAATATAACGGCTACAGTCACCTTGATAGTTTGCTGCCTTATATGCTTCCGCTGCTGTTTGGCGTTCTCGGTACTCACTCTCAAACCGTGTCCACGTGCTATAAATTGTTGCCGCATGGCTATCAATTTGCTCGATTAAGCGGTTGCGCTTTTCTGTTAAAAGTGCGGTAAGTTTTTCGGGCGGTATTACCCATGCTTTGCCGTCCCACTCAGAAAGTTCGCTTTCGGGCTTAACCGCCGTGTACCCATCAGGGATTGAGCCAAACTCACTAATTACCAATGATTCTTTCGTTGTTGTTGAGTACACTGTTTTGCCAATATGATTATCAATGTATTCCCAAGCCTCGCCTGTCCATTTCGCGACAAAGCCTTTTTTATCTTCTGGTGGATCAATATCAACACAACCGGCAGGCATTAAATAAACACCATTATCTGCTTCTTCCGGGGATAAATCGGCATCCGTTTGTCCAACATAAATGCCTTGCTCATCTAATTGGCATACTTTTTTTATTAATGGGTAAGTCATGGTTTATCCTTAGTATTTAATACAAGCTAATAATGCGACGTTGCGCGGTCTGTTTTCGCTTGCGGTTGGTACCACTCTTGATGCATCAAAATCAAATGATACAGATTGCTCGCCCCAGCCGCCCTGGTCTCCTGACCATTGTCTTTGTTGATACGTTGTCCCTATTGCACCAGACGCAATCATTTTGCCCTCAAGTACTTGGTTACCGCTGCCCATAGCGGAGCCATCTAATTTACCTGTAATATTACGGATAGCATCGCCTTGAGCGGTCCCCAATCTGCGCCCTCTATCAATATTTCGCCCTTCATCTAGGCCGCGTAAAAATTCACCGCGTAAATCAGGTAAGTTAAAAGTAGTTCGGCCATCGCCTGCGCCGAATGTTGTCCCTATTGCAGCAAATAGTGCGGCGTATGTTGTACGGGATACGGCTGCACCATTCGCTTTGAGCCAACCGCTTGGCGGGGTTGAGCTGGCAAAAAATGCGACCTCACCAACAAGCTCATCATGCTGGATAGATTTATTAACAGATCTACCACTTGATGACAGCACATCATTAGGCGAGACAAAATCACCATTATGCTCGAAAGCCCATGTCTTGTTAGCGCCATTATCCTCAATAAGATGGATAATGCCGCGGCCGAAGCCATCACCTTGACCTTGCTTTGTTGTGTAACCAAGCGAAAATCCAGCGCCATAACGTCCTTTTGACCGCACCAATCCTTTGACAAATGGATGATACGTATCACGGTCTTGCGACCCTGTAGTCTCAACCATAAACGGTGCGCCGCTAGTATATTGATTAGCATAAGCGCCATACCCATAATGTTTGGACGAAATGCCCACGGAATATAAAATGCCAGTTAATCTATCACCCGATTTAGATACTCGACCTTCAGCGTTGTTGTTTGCCTCATTAGCTTTTGATACACCTTCATTTGCTTTACGCTGTGCATTATCTGCGGCAGTTTTTGCTTCCACCGCTTTATCGTATGCTATTTTCACCGCTTTTGGCGTTGCTGCATCTTGTTCGCTATCACTGGCGGTTTGCGAATTAAGCTTAACAATGCCTTTGTCAGATATGGATGCTAAAGGGAGTTTATGGCTATGCCCAAAACCATCTGCCGTACTTGTGCTATCTGCAACTAAATCTTTCGGTGTGGATTTCTTACCAAATAGCTCCAATGTCTTTTTAAGCCATAATGTACGATTGGCGAGTTGTTTAATGGGTTTATTTGTAATGCCATTCTCACCGCCAAGCACAGGGTCGTTTTCTTCAATTTGATAAACTCCGTCTTCCCACTTTTCTTGTTCTTTTAAATTAGCCATAACTATCCTTTAAATGAGGTTTAAATCTAGTTTGAACCGTGGTTATAACTGCCGTTATAACGGGCTTTGTTGTTGTAACGTAGCGGTACGGATTTATAATCCAGTACGGCTAATGTGCAACGTGCCGGGGCAAAATTACGTAAAATCTTACGTAGTTGTTGCGCTTGGTCATTAGTAATCGGTTGATTTAGTCGAATGGCGTAATAAGCCCATTTATCACTTAACGGTATCGTCTGCACAAATTTATGTTCATAAGTCCGTGCTTTTAACCCTTCATCGATTTCAATTTCGCCAAAGCCTAAGTGGCGCAACACTTCACGAATCGACCAAGGTGTACCTTTATAGCGGTGCAGTTCAATAGCTGCTTTAATTAAACTTCGTTTTGAATGGTCGTTTTCTGCTAAAAATGCACCGTCGTAACCTGTTACACTCCATTTTTCAGCGAGTAACGGGATAAATTCATCATCAAGCAATTCGACCAAGGTCGTCATCACCTTGCTTTTATCTAACGCATGCATTCGCCCGCTTAAATCTGCCAAGGTTTTGTATTTGGTTTCACGCTCAATCACATCCGCATAAGTCAAATTAGCCATTGCTACGCTCCGGTGCGACTTCAATATTGATAGCGGTGCAGTTTGCCCATTCGGTTTCACCTACGATGATTTTTGCCGGGGCAATCAGATTCACTTCATACACGCCATCGACACGCAATGCGCTGATAATGGCAGACGGCACAACGTCAATGCCGAGTTTTTTGGTTTTATCGGATAAATACAGTTGCAAGGCATCACGGGCTTTGGTTTTCACAATGTCTTCGCGGTAGCCGTCTAGTAGCGTTAATGTGGCATTGATTTGGTAATCACGCTTAGTCGGTGCAATCACTTCGACGGTATCGCATAACGGACGACGGCGTTCCGGGCTAACGTATTGCTTTACATCATTAAGCAAACGACTGTCTGGCAAGCCTGTTTTTGTGAGCACGGTAATGCGCACTAAACCGCCACGTGGATTGGATACATTCACATCGGCGATGTCTTGTGACACGGCGCGGGTGTGATAATCGTAAGCGGCAATCGAACCGCAACTGGTAAATGCTTCCGGTGCGGCAAGAATTCGCTTGCGGTAGTCGTCATCTTCTTCGCGCGCTAAACCGCCGCTTGGCACATCAATGTTGGCGATAGTGATTTCACCTGAAAAATTGACCGCACTTTTGAGTGTTTTTACACGCCCAAGCTCCCAACCATTGCCGACTTTACCAGCTTTATTACAGGCGGCTTCGATTTCCACATAAGAAATCAGCGGAGTGATCACATCATCGTTGAGCGTGATGAATTCAATATCATCGGTGACGGCAACGCGCGTACCCTTCGGGATTAAAACAGACGGGTGATCGCCTGTGATACTAAAACGTAAAATCGTGCGAGCCGGTTTATCCAATAAACGATAACAACCAAAGGTTTCCCCGCATAAATCCAAAGCAAGCCCCGTGGCGTATTGTGGAAAGGTTTGGCGAAAGGCTTCGTTAATACCTTGGCGCGCTAGGCTCTCACGCAATGCATACACGTTGATAAGTAAACGTTCAATGTGTGCCGGTTGTAAGATTTTGCCGGTACGTTTTTCATACTGCGCAATAGCGTCGCGCAAAATGCTTTCTACGTTGTCATCAACGACTTTCACATCATATCTATTCATTGGGCGACCCTCGTTGAGTAAATTTCGCGATACACATCCTCGGTAAGCGACCAATAAATCACAAATTCAAAGTGCGGAGCCATGCCGTCAACGTCCACTGAATCAATGTTGATGCGTTTTTCCCAACGTTGCAGAGCAAGTGTGATTTCCCGCACAATGTTGGGAATGGCAATGTCTTCCGGCTGGTCGATATATTGAAAGTGATCGGAGCCGAATTCAGGACGCAACACATCTGTTCCTTTCATCGTGGAAAGAATATGGTCAATGCACTGATGAATGTCATCAACGCCTTGCACCGTCTGAGAATCAAGACTTGGTGCAAGTTGCCAGTGTGTTGTGAGGAGTGTGCTTTGTGTGTTCATAGCCTTGATGATACAAGGCTATGAGAGGGCTGGATTTTAAACTGATTTAAAGAATTATGACTGTGCGGCGGAGGTCTGTTTGCCATCGCCTTGTTCAGTGTGCTTATGTTGTTTCAGGCTGATATTGTCGGCTTTCACATCACCGCCCTTGGTTTCTAACGACCCGTTAATGGTTGCCGTCACACCGGAGCCTCCGCCGTTACCTGTCATGCCTTTCATATAGGTTAAGGAGCCACTCACCAGCAGATTGCCGGTAGTTTCGGTTTCAGGGCAATCAATGGTGACTTTCGAAGGTGACTTAATCAGAACATCACCCACGGCAGACACTTCGACGTTGCCACTTTTGCGGTCGTGCTTAATTACCGTGCCGTTAGAAAATTTCTTCATCCAAATGTTACTGTCGCCCGTCGGTGTCGGGTCTTGCGTGTTGTAGATTGCGCCTAAGACGCAACCACCTTCACCTCGCGCATCGAGGAGTAATGCGACCAATTCCCCCACGTCTGGCAGGCAATAAAACTGGTTCCCGCCTGCGTTAGGTGTGAGATACGAAAGCCACGCGGTTTCCAAGTCTTCAAGCGCAGGAATTTTGCACCGCACTTTATGGCTTGCTGGGTCAACGGCGGACACAATGCCTTCTTGATAGGTTGCACCAAAAT